AACATTCGCTCCTGTTCCAGAAATTGATGAAACGCTTATTGTTGGGAAATTATTTTGTGTATAATTAATACCACCTTTTGGATGTCTACCAAATACACCAATTTTTTTACCTGACGCTGAATTTGTAAATGCAGATTTAACTGTCAAAGTTAAATCATCAGCAATTTCATCAACAACCCTTGATTCACCATTAATATCAATTATATCATTGTGACGTAAATCAGTTGTGAATTTAGTTCCTGTTCCACCAACGGATACTGATGAACCCACAACAGTAGCAGTTCCGACTATTCGAGTATTTGCCATTCCAATTGTAACAATACCACCACTTGCATTTATTGCTTGAACTGTAGCAGCAGCATACTGTCCATATGTTCCTGGAGGATTAGCATCGAATATAACTTCATCTCCAATAGCGTAATTACTTCCAGAATTGTTTATTCTAATGCGACCAATTGATCGTAGACTTTTTGGTGAACGAAGTGCTCCAGCAGCACCATACGGGGCACCAAACGCATCTAATGTGGGAGTTGTTGGTGTCGCTCCTGAAGTTGTTAATATTTTGACATTAGCAATTGCACCAACAGATAATGTCTGGAAACCAAGAACATCAATAATTCGAGTGGATGCATTCGGACTTGTAACTGTAGTTGAATTTGCAAATTTATAATTAGCAGAACTTATTACAGTATTAGCAGCATTACTACTTCCGTTAAAATTGGAAATAACGTCAGTCACAACAATAAAACTATTCGTAGTATTTACGCCAGATTGATCAATACTATCAACAACGATTGTTATTGAAACATTTCCATTACCAGAAACTGCTACTGGAGACAGATTTGAAAATACCGAACCGCCACGTGATACTGCAACAGATTGAATTTTACCTTCAAAAATCGATGACACTGTTCCGATTGCATTTACAGAAGCATTACCACCCGCAACTACAACCGGATCGCCAATTTTATAGTTGTAACCACTATTAATTATATTAAATTGTTTTACAATTGAAAATGTTGATGCTTGAATATTAATCGTATTTCCGTAAGGATCATCAGGATTAATAATAGGTATAGTTACATATTCACCATTTAAAAAATTACCATCCAAAGAATTATTATTAATAAGCAATTCAACTGGCAAACCAAGATTTAAAGTATCTGAAATAATACGACGATTTGCTTGTTCAATAACTGCACTTGCACCAGATTTGATACCTGTAACTTTACGATTGTTTAAAAGATTTGTATTAAAATTATTATAAACAACACGAATTATGGAATTATTTGCTGGTGCAGTTTTAAAATTTAATTGACGATATTCTTTGTTTACGAAAAATGATGTTGTTTGAGGAACTCCACTTACAAATACACTAATATCGCTGGCACCAACAATTTGTGCCAAAGTAAAGGTTTTTGTTACACCATCGCCAGTATAAACGGATGCTATGTCTTGATTGATACGAAGTTTATTATCAACTTGCCATTTGCTACTCGATGCTTTTAAAACATTATTTTGCGGTAAAATGACATCAATATCTACACCAAAAACTAAACGAAATAAAAGTTTAAATGATGCATCACTACCCTTTGATTTATAAAGAGGTACTAGATGTTTAAATAAAAGTGACTTATCTGCCTGAACATCAAGAGGTATTAATGCGCCGTAAGTATTATAAAAATTTGTTTCAAATGCATCTAAAGATACATCAACATCACGAATATCACGTAAACTTTTAGTAGTTGTAACAAGATTATTTGCAGTAGTTCCTGTATTAGCTGTTCCTTCAAGAAACTGATAATATGCTTCTAAAAATGTAACAAATGTAGGATATTCATCCCGAACAAATTCAGGAACTTGGCGATTAACAAGTAACGATGTTTTTAAATCTAATGACATTATACAGTTTCTAGTGTTGTGCTGATTGAAGTTGGATCATCTACGTCCAGTGTAACAATTGTGTTTTTAGTTGTGCTAATAATACCTTTTTCAGATTCGACAGATAATCGAATGTAACCATCAGTTGAAGACACTGATTTTATGTAGATGTCGCCAATTGTTACTATTCCTGCATCATAATTAATAGTACCTGCTGCGGCATTTACAATTTGACGTTGGGCATTTGAATCATAATAGACAGTTCGTATTTCACCTGTTCGAGCATCAATGACTGCTTCGGCTTGTGCGCCATATCCGCCACCACCAGAAATGCTTACAGTAGCACGGGTATAATCAATACCGCGATTAGTTATTTCAATGTTTTGGATTTTACCGTTAACAATCGTTGCAGAAGCATTAGCTCCAGTACCATCACCCGTAATTGTGATGGTTGGTGCGCTAGTAAATCCTTGACCAGGATTTAATATATTAATACCGGAAACTCCAGAGAACGATTGTGGAATCTCATCAAATTGAACCACTTGATCCATGCCATCAGCATCAACTACTGTAAAAAAAGTTGAAGAAAGTTTATTACTAATTGTTCCTCGACGAAGCGGAACGTTAAAATAAATCGTGTATGGTTTAGATTGATTCGTTGATGGTTTAAATCTTTTTTGTACACGCACCGAAACTTTAGAACCGATAATTGAATTTGCATCAGTCGCATCAACAGCATCTTGAACTTTAGAAAGAATAAATTTAGAATCAAATTTATCCAAATAAGTTTGTTTATATGCTAAAATAGCATTACGGATACCTGTTTTTAATTGATCAGTAGTTAAAACAGTTTTTTTAGAATCATATGAAACTGTAGGAGCAATTAACAAATAAAGATATTCTGGATCACGAATAACTGTTTGAACTGTAACAACTGCCTTAGGTTTGATAATTTCATCGATGATTCTTTGCTTTTCTACATCCGACAAGTAGTAGTTTTGTTTAGGTTTTAAAGCAATATATACTCGACCATATGTTGGAGGTGTTTCATCTTCGCCACCCCACACCGATACGGAATCTATAGCAGGATAATTTTTTTTAATAAATGACTCATAATCTTTAAATGTTATTAAACGATTTTGTGTGGTAAATTGAAGTGGTGCACCAAATTTGATTTCATCTACAGATTCTCTTTCTGCACCACCAGACGCTTCACCAACTGGATCAATTGTAAAATCAATAAGACTGTTTCCCAATGAATCTGCAAGAGTAGCAGTTGCAACAAAGTTATTTGCTTTATTTGCAGCACTACCATTTGTTATTAAATATGTCATTGATACAATGTTACCATTTGTTAATGCTTTACCGATAACATTATTTCCAAAATAAATGTCATATTTTTCTCCTCTATTTTCTTGCAAATAAAATATTGGAGAAGTTGTTGTAACATTACTTGAATCAGTTGCTAAACTATATGTTTCAATTTCTGTTTTTGTTGCAGATGCTTGTACAGTTACAGTTAATGTTGAAATGTCTACACCAGAATCTAAAACAGAAAATATTTGTTTAGGATTTGTTGAATTATCATATGTGTAGTTATATGTTACTAACTGGCCTTCATATATTGGCAGCTCTAGGAACGAAAAGTTTGTATTTGATTTTGTTACAGTTGTTTCTTGAAGAGTCACAAAATTATAACTTATACCATCAATTTCATTTGATAAAAAAGAAAATCCTTTTGGTATAGTCAATGTTGATGTGGAAGTATTACTTGTAACTGCTGTAAAATTTACAGTAGCAAGAGGTGCCTTGCGTGAATATGGCACATAACCCAAAACTTTGGCATGAGAAATAACAGAGTCTCGAAGCAATGCTGTATCCAAAAATGCTTCATTAGCTACCATGTTTACATAATAAGAATTATAATGTGTATTATATGCTAGAATATCAAGCAAAATATTTAGACCAGACCCTTCAAAGTCATAGTCTGTAAACTCTGATTGTGATTGTAAAAATGTTTTTAAATTTTGCTTGATCTGATCAAAATCAAGTTCAGTTACTCTTAGACGATCTGTCATTTTATCTTATACGCTCTAAAAAGAAGTTAATTGTGACTGGATTTGGCGAATTGATAATATAAAATACCATCATAACTTTATAACCATTTTCATCAGGTGATGGAATAGCAGTAATAGATTCGATTGCCACTCTTGGTTCATAATTGTTTATTGCTTCGGTAAGTTTTCTTTCAATAGAAGCACCAAAAACTGAGTCAACTGGTTCAAATAATAAACCCCTAATACCCGCTCCGAAATCGGGTTGAAATGGTTTCTCATAAAAATTGGTAGAAACTAAATTCTTGACTGCATTAATTACTGCCTTTTCATTGTAATGTCTACTCACATCTTTTTTAATAGGATGTGGGGTAAAGTTCAGATCAAGGTCTTTGAACGACCTTTCTGCAATAATTGTTGGATCATTTGAAGTTATTGTTGTTGACATCTTTTATTTATTCGTTAATTTGGAGAGCCAGTATTACCACCCTGTGCATCAGGATGAGTATGAGTTGCTAATGTTGCACCAGAATCTGTAATTGTTCCTGTGGCAGTTATTGAACCAGTTACTGCCACATCTCCAGTTAAATTAAATTTTGCTGCTGTAGCATTCACTGTTCCATCAACAAAAATGTTTACTTGACCTTGGACATAGATGGAATCATTTCCCACAACAACACTAAATTTATTTCGTTGTATTCTTTCAGCACGATCTCCTAATGGACCATATTCTACATAAGAACCTGACCGATGATAAAGATGGATTCGTTCTGCACCTTTCGTATCATCAAATTCCATCACATGGCCAGATTCAGATTCATAAACATTATTATATGGATACTTAGCAGCATAATATGAATCGGGTTCTACTTTGCTGGCTTTCTTTGCTTTCTTTGCCAGATTGACTGCTGATGGATAATCTGCATCATTCCGTGCCAATCGTGATGTTGTAGGCTCATCTAATTTACGTGGATAATTTGTAGCAGACTCATCAGGTTTTACGGGTGCCACAGCAAGTTCAGCCGAAGTTCTAGGATCACAAAAACCTTGTTGCGGATTTCCAGCCGATAATGGAATACCAGGAAGTGTACCTATAATAATTGGGTCTTGCCCATTATCACCATCAGTAAAAAACCCAACTACCATATCAGATTGTCTAGGTGGATATGGATTAGTATTATTTGTTGGTAACAATACTTGTGCCCACGGTAAAGAATCTGTAGGTAATAATGACTTATTATCGGTATGCCAACCAACGCAACGTATGCGACAACGACCCAATTTTAGTGGATCGTTAATTGCTTCAACGACACCTACAAACCAGGTGAATCCATTTTTGCCAGCAAAGTCTTTATTATCTTCAGTATGATCCATAATTCTTCAATGCTTGATTTTGATCTGCCACACCTTGCGGTATAAATCCAAGTTCATTGGATGTTGTAGCTACTTCTAATACAGTTTCATGTTTTTCAAATCCAATAATATGTCGCGTAGCAACAATTAAATATTTACCACTCATTCCCCGATCTTCATTTATATCATCACCAGGTTCTTTTATGGAAAAATCTGGCACTCTCATGTTTAAATTAAATCCAGATGTCAACTGAAAATTACCAGGCATAACTAATTTAACTCTTTTATTCATTAAATTAGTCATAACTGCTTTGCGTTGAAATATAAAATCTTCTTGTGTTTCCAGTTTTGATATTGAAGTTGGATCATATTTTTTTACGTAATTACTATATTTTCTATTTACACCAAAACTGCTTACTGTTTTTTTAGAGTTATATGCTTCGGTTGCTAACTCACCCCCGCGATTGGTGGATTGTGCTAAATTGGGAGTTTTGTTACCGTGTTTCATTGCATTATAGTGATCTTCAAATCCTATTTTTTTTGTTCCTACTGTTCTAGTAATTGGATCAAATCCAATAAATGTACCCGCATTTACACCTGATCTAGTTTGTTTTATCTTATCTGTCTGATTAATTACTTCATAACTTCTGGGACTTAATAAATCATTTAATGCACTTGTATCATTTAAATTTTTTGCAGAAAACTTTATATTAAATAATGCGTTTTGAGATAATAATGTTGATAATGATGCATAGTTGTATCCAAGATTGTTTTCAAAAAATACAAAGTTAGGAGATTTTTTTTCATCAATCGATCTTTTAGCACACCACTCAATTGCTTCAAGTGGTTTTAAATTTGGTATAACAATGTCACGAATACCTGAAGTATTTTCAAATATTCCATTCAATTTAGT